TGACCGGAGGAAGGCTGAGTTCTTCAGCAATTTGTGAATTCTTGAGGCTTGATGCCTGGTCAAGCGTTTTGCCCTTGACCCATTCTGTAACCAGAGAACTGCTTGCAATCGCCGAGCCGCATCCGTATGTCTTAAATTTTGCGTCTGTGATGATGCCATCTATTACCTTGATTTGTAGTTTCATTACGTCACCGCAGGCAGGTGCTCCTACCATGCCTGTACCAATAGTGACGTCGTCAGCATCGAACTTGCCAACGTTGCGGGGATTTTCATAGTGATCTATGACAGCTTGACTGTATGCCATATTATTCCTTTAATAACTGTTGTAATTCGCCTGACTCAAACATTTCTGTCATAATGTCTGAACCGCCAATAAATTCTCCATGCACATACAATTGAGGAATAGTAGGCCAACTGCTGTATTCTTTAATCTTTTGTCTAATATCGTTGTTTTCTAATACATTTATAGTGTGAGGAGATTTAATTCCACATTCTTTTAATAGTTGTATAGCCCGCCCAGAAAATCCACACATGGGAAACTGTGCTGTTCCTTTCATAAACAATACAACTGCATGATCTTTTATTATTTGATCAATTATTAGTTCTGTGTCTGTGTTCATTGCTCTTAGTTTCATTGTCGACAAGTCCTTGTTCTGGTAATAGTACCATCCTGATCTTGTACTTCAGTCCATACTGTGCAATTTGGCGTTTGATTATAGTATGGTGTTTGAACTATAACCGGTTGTTGCTGTACTATAACAGGAGCAGGCACATAGTACGGCTCATAGTAGTTACGGGTTAATCCGTAACCAATCACACCGCCGATTATGGCCGGAGTAATCCAGTTGCCTCTATAGCCGCCCTGATGACGGTGTTGTGCCATTGCACCGGTGCTGGTTAGAATTAACATTGCGATTAATAACTTTTTCATAGCAACTCCTTGTTGTAGTAGTATACTATATTTAACGTTTTAGGTCAACCTTTAGTTGACACAGCAAACTTGCCCAATAAATATGCATATTATGAAAACCCAATCCTTTTTAGATTCCGGAATATTACAAATTAATGATGTGTTTGACCCAGATACCATAGCATCCTTAATAACTCATGTTGAAAATACAGTTATACAATTTGAACAAACTTATCCCAACAGATTGTTTAGTTTATCAAAACATCAAAATATTTGGTTGGATTATTTCAACCCTGTGTTAAATTCTGTATTTGGCAGTTACTCTTTGCAACAAATTTTTCTAGGCTACGAGATGCCCAATAGTCATTTTAGTTATCACAAATCACATCCCGAAATTGGAGCAGTTTGTGTCTTTAGTCTAGATAATTTTATGCCAATACAACTGCGTGTGATGAATACCGATGATATTGAATTAAATTATACTGGTCCTGACACCTTTAAAGCTAAAAACATCAATCGTGACAGATATACTGATTTTAATTTTCAATACAATCAATTGCTGGTAATAAAAAATCGTCCAGTTAGTCGGGCTTGGGGATTTTCAAACTATATTCCCAACAACACAGTTAAAAGAAGTATTTGGATTTATCTCAATTGATTAGAGACATAGACATTGCAAAACTACGTCTTGCTCCATTGGGTAATGTATAACTTTCGTGTTGTTTAGCATCCGTATTAAAATTAAAGTATCCGTGGTTTCTTATTAACTGCATGTTGTAAATTTTTTCAAGATGAAAACTTGTTCCTGGTGCATCAATACATTCCGACTGTAAATAAATTTGAATCATTAACGCTATGCTAGGATCATCAGCATGCACGCCTGTTCTGTATCCCCTGGTGTCAAAAAATAATTTAGCAATTTGTGCTTCGTATTTTGCATTGAATTTTTCTAACAAAAATTGTTTTAATTCTTGATTGAACTCATTTAAAATTTGATCGGTTGGATCAATATTTTTAACCATTCTCATTCCACTGGTTTGATCAAACTGCCAAGTATGTGGATAGTAGTAGTGTGATTCCCAATATGTTAGTGCTGTTTCAGTAAAAATGTTTTTGACATTGTACAATGTTTCTGAGCATTTTACTAGTTCTATATTGGGGTTTAGATAGGTCAATGTATTCTCTTTTAAAGAAAATACTTATACACCGCGGTCTTTAGAGGCTGCTGATTTGGCAGCCGCAGCCACTATGTCTTGTGCCTTGTTGACAGGCATGGCAACATTGGGTTGTCCAGCACCTTTAAAAACCAATACACCTGTGTTGGGATCCATGGGTTCTAGTAGGTTGCTGAGTGGTGGTTGACTGACCACATCCACAAGATTTTCAGGAGTGATATTGATGTCTAGATCATTGGCCAGTTTGATAAACGCCTGTTGGCTGATTTCTTTTCGAGCATTGGTATCTTCTGCACGACCATTAAGAAACTGTACCAACCCTGCCAGTTGTGCTGGATTAGGAGTTGGTGCCATTCCAGCATCAACTTCAAAGATTTTCATTATCTGCGGCCACGACCCAATGCGGCTGCGGGTGGTTCCATTCCTGGCTCAGGTGGTAACTCAGCATCCAAGTCAGCACCCATGTCTCCGGCAGCTGCCATGTCAGCATCTGCGGCACCCATGTCGGCGGCACCGGCTGCGATATCTGCACCCATTGCACCAGCGGCAGCGGCAGGAGGAGTTTGACCTGTTACCACACCAAGTGCGGCATCAAGTTGTTGTTTGGCACCTTGCAAATTGCCAACCAGGCCAGCAAGAGCGGCTGTGGCATCTGCATTGAATTGTTGTGCTTGTTCCATGCCCACTTGATTCTTGATTGAATCAACTAATGCAGGCAATTCTTTAAACTGTAATTCTGTAACGTCTTCCAACATGCCTTGCATTTTGTCAACCATGTCTTGTGCGGCCAACACCACTTGGGCTTGTTGTACTTCTGATTCGTTGAGTCTATGCATTGCACGACGCAAACGGCTTTCGGCTTGCATCATTGCGGCACCGGCCACTAATTTTTGTTCTTCAGGATTTAATGTTTGACCACTTTGTGTTTTCTTGAGTGCGGCAGCCAATTTAGGATCTTTAGCAACGGCACCGGCCACAGCAGGTGATCCACCAGCAACAGCGGCACCAGGAGCAGGTGGTTGTCCGGGCAAGGGCAGAGCGGCTTCTTTAAGTCTGCTGGATAATGCTTGTTCCATCATGACCAATTGCAAGTACTTGGAATTCTTTTCACTGTGGTGACGTGCGGTAGTTCCACGGTGCTCACGCAGTACTCCTCGCACCTTTTGCAACATGACTTGTGTCTGTCCACGAGTCAATTGTTCAAAGCGAATACGTGAACCAAAATAACTTTCGAATACTTTGGCGATTTGTTTACTTGGCGTAGGGGCCGATAGTTCTTGCAGTTTCATTATTGAATCCTCTAATTTGTATATATTTAGCTCGATTTACACATTTTTCTAATTCATTGCTAACTGAATTATATTGGTCCATCTTGGGTTGAATTTTTATGTTTATTATTTCATAAAATGATTCATTTTTTCCATGTTCGCCCAGCGTCTTACGGCAGTATATATCTGCCGCTAGTGTTTGTTTTTTGCGATCCAACACTAGTATTGTGTTGGCCAAATTGTATTGTTGATATTTATCGGCTGTACACCAGCTCATTGCTATGCGTTTGGTGCTGAAATTGTGTATTTCACGGTCCCATGTGTTGACTTGGAATCCGTAGTCTTTTGAGTGTATGTAATATTTTCCAAATGCCACAATACCACCATGATCGTCATCCACAATCATGGTTCCGATATTGCGAAGTAATTCTTTTTCGGCCCACTGTTCTAATTTTTGGTCACGGGTCATATTTTAAAATAATGGCTAGCCAACCAACCTATTGTTCCGACTAATACTGTGATAATTCCCACACCCCAGTTTACGATTTGATCATTTCTTTTGGTTGTCATTGTTTGCATCATGTTGCGTAATTCAGCAATTACGCCGTGCAATATCATGACTTTTTCTTCCACTGATTCCATCTTGGTTTCTAGCAAACGATATCTTTCGGCACACAATTCAACGTGAGCTTCGAGACTTTTCTTTTCAATATCAGTGGTGTCAGACATGGTTACTCCAGTGCTTTATTTACCGCGGAGAACCAAATGTTTTGGTTGGTACCTATAGTAGTAATAGTTGGGGCAAGACTGGGATGTTCTTGAAGATTCAACATCATGGGCACACCTTCACAGTCAATACTGAGTCCTGCCAAGGGATCAGCATTGCCGTGTATTTCATACACACCATCAGATTCACACTCAAATTCAAATTCCCAGATGTTGTTTTGACACACAGGATCGCTTATGTTTTGTGGTTGTGTGCGTAGGCCAATGATTTGTAGCAATGTTTCTAAATTTCTTTGTTGATTTCGAGAGCGGTGCCAATCTGCTTGATTATTTACTGACTGTCCTGCTTGGTCCACAAATGGAATTTCGCTTGAGCGATAGTGCCCAGTAACTCCGGTACAACTGCAATCAAAAAGGGTACGACATGATATCTTCATTCTATGAGTATTTAATGCCAAAAAGAAACCCCGGATTTTTTATGTCCGGGGTTGGGTTGACTACTCGGTAACTATTAGGCTACTAAACTAGTGAATGTTGCCACGTTAGAAACGTTGGCAGTTGGGATGCCAATGTTCTGTCCGCCAGTTGCGTTGGCTCCTTGAGCTGCCGCAACCAATGTAGTAGTTGTATAAGCACCTGATGGATACACAGCAATGCTCAACACTTGTGTTGAAGGGCCAACTTGATAGAAAGCCACTGTGCTGGTTTGTTGAATGCTTTGCATCAAACTGTTGATATAACCATTGACGTTGCCAGATGTGGCCAAACTTGCGTTTGCTGTCAAGCTGAAGAAGTCCAACTTGGGACCAGAAAGCATCACTGGGCCTTGAGCCGAAATGTTTGCTGTTCCAGCAATTGAACCGTTTGCTACGTCTAACGCAAATACTGGTTGCGTCGTACCATTTGTTTTTGTAAATGTTGCCATTTTATTTTTCCTTTAAAGTTAGTGGTCTTGGAGGACCTGCTTTTATTTAGTCAGTTTGGAAAAATTATGCTGGTTGCGGATTGTTTCTCTGCCTATTTTGAGCCGCAAATGCATTGGGATCAAATCTATTTACCGCTTTTGCATATCCTACGGGGGTGGCCATAACCCAGCCTTCTTGCCCAGGGTGCTCAGTGTCTGCTTGTTGCAACAGGTGCATTTTAAGGTCGTGCAACAGGATAAATGCTGTAAAGGCAGCCGCTAGTGCAGGTGTGTTAGATGTTGGGCTGTTTAAGTATTCCACAATGTTTCGGAACTTTTGTGGAGTTACCTTGGTTTGTAACCACTCGCCAAATTCAGGCAATAGTGTTTGTTTGTTTAAGGGTGTGCCTACCTTGGTATTGATATAATCCACACAAAGTTTTGCTAGATCTGTAATCTTGTGTGCTCGCAGTTCTGCAGGGTTAAACAAGGTATCTATGTTTTTGCCATCTGTTTTGATCAGTTGTTTTAGTTGTTTTTCAGCGTTAGTTTCTGATTGTAACGCTCGAGGGCTTGCAGGTTTTTCCAACAACAGTCCAGGAACTTCATTAAAACGCACACCGCTAAGTGGCTGACGTTCATCACCCTGATCAGCATACATTGAGTGTATGGCAATGCCAACTGTGCTGTTGCTAATGCGTTGACCCAGTGTGGACTTGGCAGGAATTTTGTATTCCACAGTATTGGGGCGAAACACATAGTTGCCGGCAATCACAGGAGGTGTTTGCATGTATAACAAATCACCTTTGACATAGCCACGGAAGTTTGGGGGCAATGCGGCTTCTAGCATGGGGAACAATGTTGTGTAAATTTGAATCAATTCAGTTCGGTCACCGCTTCTGGTGCTTTGAATTTGTGCCATCATGCGTGGACTGGTAGCAAGTCCGTCATAGCCTTTGGCATCAAATCCTGAACCATCTGTTAACACAAACTCACCTGTGGCAGGTTTACG